GTTTGTTGAACAACTCTGTCTTCAAAAGGATTATAAAAATTACTAATTCCTCTTGGATCAAACGATTGTGCAGAACCCATACCTGTAATATTTGCTTGATTAGTTAAGTTTCTACCGCTTGTTAAACCTTGAGATATTTCATCAGCTCCTCTTACTGTCCCTGCTCTAGAAACGTTTGCAGCTTCGCCTAATAATCCTGCTTGTTCGCCTAAATAAGGTCTATAACTACCAATAGCAGAGTCTTGCAGATCCATAGCGTATTGTTCTCTAGGATCAAATTGAGCTACTCGTTGACCTGTATAAGTAAACGGACTGCTATTAGGACTACCTAAATTATTAAATTGATCGTCTAAAAACGTTTTTGCATAAGGAAAAATACCCTGTTGTAAAAAATCACCTATATAACCCGCGGGGGCTTGTGATGAATATTCTTGTTCTTCTCTAGTTGCTGCCATAAATTATCCGTATCTTTGATTCCCCATTTTATTAAACGCGTCTAAACGAGCTAACCCTTGAGCATGGCTACCGTTACCTGCAGCATCGACTGCGGCTTTAGAAAGCATATACTCACCGTTACTTGCCATTACAGGTATAAGGTCATCTTTAGGACCTCCTGGACCTCTCATCTGTCCTCCGTTAGGCATAAACATAGGTCTTTTTAAAGCTGTACCTTCGTTAGCAAACGTAACTTTAGAACCGCCAATCGGTTGTATATTCATTTGTGTTGATCTTCTACGTGCTGAATTTCCTGGAAGTGTTTGTGTTCTAACCATACTACCTTTACGTTCAGGTTGATCTGTCGTAAGCGTACTAATAACTTTAGTTAAGGCACCAAGACCTGCGTTAAAAATTTCAGGATTTTCTTCTGCAAAATAATTAATCTCGTCAAACATTGTTTGATCACCAATATCTTGAGTATAATCAGGATCAATTCCTGCTAATACCTCAGTTTTGGTCATATCGTTCATAGGAAGATTTTCTATTTTTTGTTCTGGAGTTGCATCAGCCATAATTCCTGATTCAAAATCAATCATATCTAGATAATTTTGTTTTGTTTCACCTAATGGATTCATGTTCGATAAAAGTTGTTTTATTAATTCAGGATCCATGTTTAATCTATCTAAACTTAAAATACCACCAGTGTTTTTCTTTTGAACAGAACCACCATACGCCATACTAGCTAATCCTTCTAGATTAACTCCTGATTCTTGTAACATCATCAATAATTTTTCTTCTTCAGTTAAGTTTTGCGGTTCTGTCATATTCTCAACTTCAAAATCACCGAAATCTTGTACATTACTACCTTCAACAGGAGTAACTTGAATATCTCCTCCAGGTTGCATAACAGGAGCGGTACCGCTACCAACAGCGGCTTTAGGATCATTACGAATATTACTTGCGTATTTAGATGTTACTGCGGCAGTTCCAGCACTTATCAAAGCAGCGATAACAAAAGGATTCATTAGAACCTACTCCTAGCTTTTGTTTTCTTGCCTTTAGACGAATAAATTACGAAGTCAGAACGACGACCTTTATTCTTTTTGTATGTCTTTTTATCAACTCCAACCATTGTTTCCTCAGCGTATACTAACGTTTTGCGAGTTATAGCTCACCCCGTAAACTGCAGCACAATGGCTGAACCTTGATTATATATCAAAGAAAGGGTTAATGTAAAACCCTTTTGTATGAATCTTCGTTATACTCAGTGACGATTACATCAAGCAAACCCACTACATTAACTTCGTATAGTTCTGCAGTTACTTCTGCATCTTCAAAACTTTCAGCTACTATACGTGGACCTTCGTAAAATTCGTCACCTAACTTAAATTCTGTAATAAAAACTTTCATTATCCGTTTAATGGGTTATCGTCTTTGTTTTCTAATTTCTTAATATCTCTATCTAACGTTTGTAAGTCTGCTTTAATCGTAGCTATATCTGTTTTTATTTCAGTAACATCTGGAACAGCTATACCATCAATACTTTTTTCTAAAAACTTTACTGAAGTTTCGATCGAAGCAAACCGTTCTTCGATAACCTTTTGAGCATCTTCAGTATCACCAATACCGCCTATCTTAGCTTCTAGGTTTTCAAGTCTATTAACATACTCTGCACCTGTATACCCGAAACCCGCAAGAGTCCCTACAATACCGACCAAAGCAATTATTTGTGTTGTTTTATTTTGAAACCAATCCATATAATCCTCCTATAGTTTTGGTTGTAATTCTATTATATCGCTCATTTTACTAATATTACTACTAGCTAATCCATAAAAAGCTTCTAGGTTATCAGACATCGTTGTAGTATAGATGGTTTTAGACGCATACCATTGGGTTTGATCCACCATTACAACTTTCTGATAATTATTAAATCCTGGAACAAAACCCATATACGCAATAATCGTATCTTCTGAACCGTATTCTCCTGTTTCTTCTTGTTCCGCTTCTACTTCTTCTTGTGCTGTTTGTAAGTTTTGAGCTATAAGGTCTTCTACTACTGTTTCTGTATCCGATGATGTATCTATAGCGTTTATAGAAGTATCTAATTGGTTTTGTGCTGTACTTGTATTAGAGCTAACAACAACAGAAGAACCAACACCTGTTGTATCTAAAGAACTACTAGAGGTAGAACTAGAAACAGACATAGAACTCATATCTAACACTTGATTAGTTTGTACAGAAGCAGAAGCAAACTGGTCTGACATACTCGGAGAACTACTAGTACTTATCCCTGCGTTAGATGAGGAAGCTCCTGAAGAACTATTACCTGCGGCTACGCTATTACCTGTGGAGTGTATAGAATTACCTGCTTTAGTTCCGCTAACGCTTTGCGTTGCTGTGTTAAGTGTAGAAGCAACTACTCGTAAAGCTACGTCTCTACTGATAGAACTCTTACCTGTAGCTTCTTCTCTTTCTGCTGTTTGAAACTCTTCTTCGAAGACTTCTTCAAACTCCTCAACGATTTCTTCCCTCTCTAATCTTTCTTCCTCTATCTCAGCTTCAGCTATCCTTTCTTCTATCGCTTCGAAAACTTCTTCAACAGCTTCTTCTTCAAATATTTCTTCAATAAATTCTTCTTCAGGCTCGTCTAACTCAGCAAATTCTTCTTCATGCATTTCTTCTTGATGTCTTGTTTCTTCTTCGAACCATTCTTCTAATTCTTCTACGTTATTAAATTCTATAAATGTTTCTGGTTCACTGTAGTCTTCTACTAAAAAAGTTTCCTGGAACGTAAACTGATCAATAAGCATATCGTCTTGGTGTTGTAAATCGAAAATATCCATTTGCACATCTAAATCATCGTATGAGGTAACGTTTGAAGTATTAAAATCAATCATGCCATCGTCACTAAAACTTACATCATTGCCTAGCCAATCATCAACTTGTTCTTGACCAAACTGGTCAACATCTAAAGCGTACCAATCTGCATCAGTAAAATCAGCACAGTTATTTTCGTAACAAGGATCACTCGGGTCTAACCACTCATCGTATTCTTCGTCGTACCACATATCTTCTTCTTGGTAACCGTAATCAGTTTCTTCATCAAAATAAGCTACGGAATCTTGTTGACTATATCCTCTACAAAAAGGAGCATACTGCGGGTCTTGATCACATTGTTGATCGTCATAAGCTACCCAATATAAAGGACATGATTCATTATAAAGCTGGTTTATATTACATTGTTGTGTTTCATAAGCCGCTGCATATCCGCTGCATCCTGAATTATTAAGAGGATCACTACAATCAATAGCGTTGCCTGTGCCCGAGCCAAATAAAGAACCACCGTTTTCTAAAGAAGTATTAAAAGAAGAATCATTCCAAGTTGTATTCACACAGCTACCACTATTAGTTGTACCTGTATTACATTTATCATGAAATAGATATTGATAAACTTGCGACTTACCGCTGCCGACTTCTCCTATAAGTACATCATGGTTAATAACATCTAAACCACCGTACCTAAACTCAAAGTTATCGTTAGTCCAAAGTATTACTTCAAAACTGTTATCTGAAGCTCGGTTGTACTCTCTCATGTTATACCAACCAAACACAGTTTTATCGTCAAAACTTTTAGCTAACATACTAGAGCCGCTATCTCTAATTAGATCGGTCCAAAACGGTAGCAGAGTATACGTAAATTGACTAGTTAATGGGTCGGGTGTGTAGTCGTTACAATAAGCACCTGATGTTTTAAAATGTAAACAACCATTTGTAGCCATTCGACCTTGGGTAAAAGCTTCTCCATAAAAATCAAAAGTAAAGCCTAGATTAAAAGCTGCAGAAACTTGATCGTCTCCTGAGTTTAAACTGGTAGTACCTGATTGGTTTGTAAGATTTATTAAAGCTTGATTAGCTTCGTATATATAAGTACTAGATACGTTTAAACTAAATAGAAATGCTATTGAGCATAGAATTCTTTTTTGCATTGTTTTTTAGTTTTAGTCTTTCTTGTATAAATAACTTTAACAGCTCCAACGACATCTTTGTTTATTTTTTCTCTGTTAGGATTTGCATCATAAGTACATTTTGCAATATATTCTTTTTGTGCATCATCTATATCAGGTCTTTTAGATGGATTGTTTGCCCATTCAACAGAAGCTTCTTTACCGATTTTACCGTTATACGGACAAGGAGTACCTGCCATAGACATAGCTTTAAATACTCTTTCGTCTTGGCATAGTAATGCAACGGAAGCTACTTTCATTCCCATATCATATAGATACTTAGACAGTTTTAACCTCTCACAGTTTTGATCTATAACTGCTTTGCCTCCTGCAAAACCAAATACTTGTCCTTGAAAAGCTCCTGAGACACCCGTTGTACATAAATCTTGTGAGTAAGACATTATAGAAGGTGCGATAGCAGACGCAGGAGGAGCTTCTGATTTAACATTTTGATTTATAGTCTGAGTACTATTAGATTCATTTATGTTTCTATTGGTGTTGTCAGACTTGCTATTATTTTCGTTTACATTTTTATTGTCAGTCTTAACATCACTTGAAGATGTGGATTGATTAACATTAGTGTTGTTGTTCGTATTCGCTGATGTTGAATTGTTAGTGTTCGTAACATTTTGATTCACGGTTGAATTAACCGTAGATGTATTAACGTTGTTGTTTGTGTTTGTATTATTCGAAGTACTGTTGTTCGTGTTCGTGTTTACATTAGTGTTCGAATTCGTGTTAGAAGAAGTGTTGTTGTTCGTATTGACCGCAGTAGTTGCCGTAGTGTTATTATTGACGTTAGTGTTGTTGTTCGTGTTCGTATTCACGTTGGTATTCGTGTTCGTGTTCGTATTGGTGTTTGTTGTTGTGGTATTGTTTGTTGTATCTAAACTATTATTTTCACAATATTGAGAACCGTTTACACAGGCGGTGCCTGATTGTTGACTAGATTGAGCATTTGCAACAACAGAAAATAAAGTTATAGCAACTATCCCACCCATAAGGAATGCCCAAGATAATATTTTTTCTTTACTCACTAATCTTCGCCTTTAAACTGTTTACTACTCCCTGAAGTTCCTGCATAAAGACCAAACCAAGCAGCACCCGCACCAACAACAATAGAAATTAACCCGCTTTGTTCAAAAGTAGGGGCAGGTAATTCCATGAACCAAATAGTACATTTATAAAGTAAAACAATATAAACAGTTAAGAAAGCTCTAGGAAAGATACGCCATGAATCAACTGCTTTAGCTAAGTGAATCCACTTTTGATGGGGATTAACTTTATCCGAAGCTTCTAAGTCTCTAATTTTGTCTTTGAGAGAACCGATTTCTTCTATCATAGCCATAAACTTACTTAAGTCCATCTCTACTTCGTTTCTGTCCATGTCTCCGCTAAATCTACTATCGTTATCCATATTATTTTTCTGTAATTACAGGAGTAAATTCTCCTAGTTCTATTAATTTACGTCTGTTTTCTAAATGTTCTGATTCAATAGCGTCTTTACTTTGACCATGATACCTAACTGCAAGAAAGTTTAATATCATTTTTTCGTTAAGGTCTACGTCATCTACAATAACAGAGCCTAAAACACGACCATATTTCCCTTTTGAATCTTTTAATTTAGATTGTAAAACAACGGTTTTACCTTTATCTATTGAATCTTTTAAGAACTTAGCCGCAAGTTTACCTCTGGCTTTTTCATCTTTATCTCTGGTTCTTGACTCAGGTGTATCAATCCCATAAAGACGTACACGACACTTGTGAAGAATAGAAAAACCAAGATCAAGAATAACATCGATAGTGTCGCCATCGACCACCCTAGTAACTTTGCAATTATATTCATACATTTAACATTTCCACCTTTTTCTAGCTGCTTTACCTCGTTCACCTGTCCAACCTTTAGACCTAGCACAAAATGACTTACGTCTTCCTGCTGCTTTACTGCCTTTTTTAACCTTACCTGTAACTGCTGTTTTTAATTTTGATCCAGGATTTTTACGTTTATAAGCCGCTACGCCTTTCTTAGTCATCCCAGCACCCGACTTAGTAGAGCGGTAATTAGCTCCCTTACCCTTCGTAGTACGTCGTATAGACTTTTCTTTACGCTTCTTAGTCTCTGCCATTACTTTTTCTTTTTAGGTTTCTTAGCGGTCTTAGCGGAACGTTTAAAAGCTGCTGCAGTCGGAGCACCTTTAGCTCCTTTTTTACGCATCTTTTTTCCTTCCTTACGTTTTTTGTTTATGTTGTAATATAATCCTTTTTTAGCGGTTCTACCGTCTTTAGTCTTATGGGTCTTTTTCTTAGCTGTCATTTGGTTTTCCTCTTAGGTTTTGCTTTTGCTTTTGCTTTTTTACTTAAATCTTTAAAATGAAAAAGTTTTACACTTGTTTTAGTGTGTGTTTTATTTGTATGTAAAGTACCGTTAGCCATTTTATGTGAACTACCTTTATGTTCAGTACCGTCTTTTTTATAATGTTTTACACCTTTCATGCGTTTTTTACCCTGTCTTTTAATCGTGTTGCTCTCGGACCAACTTGTGTAGCCCATCTACTATCCATCATTTCTTCAGAAGCTGTTTTATAATCTTTCGATTCTAAAGCCCCTAAAAACTTTTTAAATTTTAATAATCGTGTAATACCTAAGTTAAAACACATATTTGCTAAAACGAGTTTTAAGTCTTCAGGAAGTTCTGAAGCCCATGCTAAGTTTCTTTCTAAGTCTGCAAAGACCGACTCTATATCTTTTTCAAAACATTCAATAACTCTTTCCTTTGAAACTGCGGTTCCAACTGGTTCTCCGTGTTCGGAATCGCTTTCAAGTACAAGGTGACCAATACCAAAAGTAGGATAACCCAAATGATCGTTATAAATCTCATAGATACATCCTTCATCAAACTCTAACTCTTCTCTTAATTTATTAATATCCATATTTAATTTATTCCTAATTGTATTGAAACATTTCCACCAAGAGTAACCGTTACGTTTCCTAATTCTGCAGACGCTTGAAAATGTGTTTCGTTTCCTGAATATAAATTTATCCATTTTTCGCCTGTCCATAACTGTAATTGGTTACTGCTTAGATTCCATATAATATCCCCATCATTAAATTTATTTTCATTACGTTGTGTTTCACTCACTGATAGGGTTGAATCTACATCAACTCTATTTAAACTTAATTCCAATACTCTTACTAAACGGTTAAATGTTTCAGAAGAAACTTCACCAATAGACATTGGTAATTTAGTTTCTAATAATTTACCCATTATCTTCTACCGTCAGGTCTGAAATCTAACCGCATTGCTCCAACTCTAAAACCAACACCATCGTCATCAGATTCAATACGAAGCACTGCTTGTCTGCCTCTAACTCTAGTATCTATTTTTGTTGTATTCGATGTACAAGTACTCGTTACTGCTGTTGTTAAATCTTCTCCTGGAAAATTTCTACGTTTTAAAACAATATTAACCGCTTGTCCATTAGCTCCTGTTGCAGCTGTGCCTGTGAATTTAATATCTGGAATAATTCTATTAATAAATTGAAAATCTTCTCCTCCTGGATCAATATCAAAATCACTAGATTCGATAAATACGTTAGTCATCGGTGAACCGTCATTGTCATTACCAGTCTCATGATTATAAACATATCCTGTATCAGAAGAAGATAAAACAGCTTTAGGATTATCAAAAACACCTTCGTCTAACCAAGCAGTTCTAGATAACGATCCAATAGTCCAAAGATTTTCTTCGTAATTATAAACAACGTATTGATTAATTACTTGAGAACTACTGCTGCAATAAAACCAACCTACTTCGTCAAAAGCTTTATTAACAAAACTAAAAACTTGAAAGCTTTGTGTCTCGTTTATATCACTAAAAACATAATTTTGTACAGTACATGGTATTTCTTGAACAGCTCCATTATAAGCATAAAAACCTTTTTTATCCATCCAAAAAATACCTTTAGGAGTATTTACCATACCGTTAGGGCTTATTAAACCAACTCCTTCGTTCACTAAATTTAATCCAAATGTAAAAGGTTGTCCTATAAAAGACATAGAATATAAAGCAATATCAGTCCAAACTAATATTTCTTGTTTCGACCTTAAAGCTCCTACAATAGCAGATCCAGAAGAAAGTCTAAAAGAACCTGCAGTGTTTGTAGATAAAGGTTTCCAGACTGCTGCGTTTTCTTGATCAGAAAAAGCTATAAGCATAGGATCAATAGAACCTGTTCTTGCTGTACCAGAAGCATTTAAAGGATCCGCCCCAAAACAAATTACGTGTCGATCGATATCAGATACTAAAACTTGTAAAGCTAACGTAGGAGGAAGATTAGCTCCTGATAAAGTTGAAAGAGCAACAGCTCTCGTAGTAAGCCCACTAGATTCATCCCAATAAAACACACCCCCTCCTCGAGGGTTTATAATTAAATCCTCACCAAAGTTGTCGTGAGACCATAACCTTAACTGGTTTATAAAACTAATAGATGTTATCGAACCCCAAGTACCTGCTGACCAAGTACCTGCTCCAAAACCTGTAGAAGGTACATAAGTATTAATTCCTGTGTTTATTTGATATGCCGCATCAGTTGCACTGCCGCCATTGCCTGAATCACTAGCATTTGCTGTAGCAGAGGCAGTAAAGGTATAAGTGTTCGGTGATGGTATAGAAGTTATTTGGTGTTCTTGATTCAAAACTGCTGCAGTAATAGTACCGCCTAAAGAAACAGCATTAGAAATAGTTACAAAATCATTAGCTACCGCACCATGAGCTGTATCTGTTGCTGTTATAACCGCACTACCGTTAGTAGCTGCAAACGTTGTAACATTTAAATCTGTTGATCGTATTGGAGTTATATCATTAAAACTTGCTCCTTCTAAAATATAATATTTAAGATTAGTACCTAGTCCTAAATATTTAGTTCCGTCTAAAGCAACCCATGCGTGTAAAGCTCTACCTGTTCCTAAAAATGAATTAGTAACACTTTTAACCCATCCACCTATTTTTTCGGGAAGACCTTTTCTGAAACGAACTAAATTAGAATCGAACCAACCACCTTCATTTGAATAAGCTGTTCCTTCTTTGTTGATTCCAGGTTTAAAAAGAAACTTTTGTAAAGGCATTTAACTCTCCTACAATAGTTTATCTACACCTAAAGAAGCCGCAATTAAACCATACAAACCCCATAGAATAAGTTCTAGTCTTTTAAACTTAGCAGAACCTTCGTCTAATCTTTTTTCAATATGTTCGTATCGAATAGCACATTGTTTTTCATGTGATTCTAATTTAATTAATGCTTCTTTTGCGGTGGTCATGGTTTATTTTTCTTTAGCCTTACCTATATTTAATGCTAGTAATTCAAGCATTTTATAGAACTTACTTATCATTGCATCGTCTTTTGGTGTTGGGGTCAACGCACAAACAATCGATGCTAAACATACAACTCCTGTAATAATCCCAATCCATTCTCCTATTATTCCCATATTTTTCTCCTAAAGAGGGTGATTATTACTATCACCCATTAACAAAACAATAGTACCTGCCATTACAGATACTCCTATTATTAAATTAAAAATTTCGTAAATCATCAACTTGGTGAAGGTGGGAATACAGGTAACGGTCTTA